CACAGACGGCCTACGGTTAGTATACCTGAATATCAGTCAGGATCAAGGAATATGCACTCTCCGGGGCATTCTTCTGCCGCTTCAATAACGACTTCTAACAGGTGGTCAGGTACTTTAACTGACTCTCCCATACGGTGGGTAGGTTCTTTAGGTACAGGAGTGCCTACTTCTCTTACATAAAATAAGCCGTCATCATGCCCAAAGAATACGTCAGGTGCTATCTCTTCGCACAAGCCATCGCCTGTACATAAGTCTTGGTCGATCCAAACTTTTGGCATTAGCCGGGATGGTTCTGAATAAACTGCTCGTATTTTTCTGGACTATCTAGAACTATTGTGGTGTAAGAATACTTAGCGCTATCATCACCCTTGCCTAAAGTAACAGTAATCGTTCCGATTAAAGTACCTACAGCTACTAACAAGGCTGTTATAGCAGTAATGAGCTTAACAGTCTTATTCATTTTCGTTGTAGAATTTCTCTCCCCACGCTTTACTTTGGATAGCTTCTTCAGCTAGATAGATACGATCCCAGATCGTACTAAATTCTGAAGGAACCCAAGCCATAGAAGCAATGATTTCTTTCATCTCATCAACATCATCTCTGATTATTTCTACATCAGCCGCCATAGCGCTTGTAATGTGAGCAGGAGTAAAACGGCTAAGGTCATCGACCCTAGCGCTCCGCAGATCATCAAGACCGCCAGCATTTTCCATGACCCCTTGAGATATTTCATCAAGTTTTGCCAGAACTGTACTGTCTGTCCCAGTGTTTCCTTCAATTACCTGCACCTGTTTTTCCAAATCATCTATCCTGCCAGCAATACTAGCCGCATTCCATACGACGACTCCACTGGTAATAGCTACGGACATGATAAGTCCGAGAGTTATCCTAGATACTTTGACTTGTTTAAGGTCGGTAACGTCAGTCATTACTGGCTTTTGCCCCACCTGTCGTAACCACCATAACCTGCTCTGCCTTGACTACTCATACTAGCTATCAATTTTTTTGTTTTAGCTTTACGAATCATTTTGGCTTTGGGTGTATTTTTAAATGGTTTAGGAGACGAAACTTTTTGCATAAGGCTACGCCGACGAGTAGTAACAGCTTTGTTAGCCATAGCTACTTCTAAAGGAAGTTGACTACGCTGACGTTGGGCAGCGCTTCTTGATGTGTGAGCCATTAGCTTGCCGCTGAAGCTGATCCGTCACCAAACTGCTTGGCAACAACACTCTTAACAAGACTAAGAACAGCAGTACCACCTGCAATCCCAGCCGCTTTCATACTTCCCATGTCACCAATAGTAAATACAGCAAGAAATGATTGCGCGAATGTGGCAACTACTCTCTCTAGTACGTCTTTGTTAAACATTATTTACGTTTACCTTTCTTTACTTTCTTATATGGTACTTTCTTTGCTTTTCCTTTTGAAGAGCTTGTTGCATATTTAGGCATTACTACTCCCATATCCTGTTTGTCTACCACTTATCATAGCATTACCTCCACCGGCAAAAGCCGCCTGTCTGTTTTCTAAACGCTTACTTACACTTTTTTGTGCATCAAAATCTAAACCAAATTCTCCAGCAACACCTTCAACTTCCATTTGTAAATCTTTTTCACCAATTTTTTCTGCAAAAAGATCCTCTTGTTGTTTAATTGATTTAAAGTTTGACCAAATATCTGCTGTATTTAAACCTAATTGACCTATAGCTTTAGCTGTTTCTTGTGCTATAGGAGAATCTAACCCCATATACATTTGTGACCAACCACCAATTTCTGCTGTACTCACATCAGATTTTAAAGTATTAAGTTTTTTCCAATCACCAAATATTTTTTCATCAGGATCAAGAAACGTAGCCATTAAAGCAGCGTCACCAGAAGGCCCGTACCATTTTTCAAAAGTAGTTTTAACTTCTTCAGGCGTGTTATAAATAAGTTCAGAAGCCATGTTCATTCTTTCTACAAGTTCTGATTCGCTAATACTATTTACAAAAGATTCTGAAACAAGACTATCTAAACTGTAAGGAAGTTTGTCTAAACCAAACCGTTGCAATAAACCTTGCACATTTTTTTCTCTACTTAAATACTCAGCAGGAGAAGGAATGTCTCTACGCCCTGCGACTTTTCTCATTTCAGTAATACCCGGAAATCGTTTCTGAAAAGCAGGCTGGTCATACATTTCAACTAACGCTTGAGCAGCAGTAAACGAAGAATCGCTTACAAGTCTTTCTTCAGCCCACGCCCATAAAGATTCGATTGTGTCTTTGTCTAATCCAACTGTTCCTAAAGCTGAATAAAAAGCTTCTTTTAAACCTTTTTTAGCTTCTTCAGCAGGATCATTAGATTCACTAGAAGCAAACTCGGCATCTTCAAAAGTGGTTCCAGCCATAGCTCCTACTGGTGCTTCTCCTGCCCAAACGCGACCACCAGTACGTTGTGCAGAATCGTATAATTCAAAAGGAGTAAAGCTAGTACCTACAACTCTGCCTCGTTCATCTAAATTAAAACCTTCAAAAAATTCTTTATACTCAGGGTTACTTAAATCTTCCCCTAATGGATTATCAGGACTTACTCTTGAAGCCTGCGCAGCCCTAGCGTTTTCTATAGCAACACCAGAAGCTTCAGCTTGTTCTGCTGTCATTTCGCCTTCTTCAAACATTACAGAATTAAAATATCTGTTACGCCCTTCACGAAGATTCTTAGCTTCTCTCCAATACATTTCTTCACCCTCAAAAAAATCTGTATTAGTTGCATAATTGCTGGCAGGATCAACGTAAGTCATTTAAATCGCTCCAAAAGTTCTTAATAATTCACGAGTAATATTACCCATGCTTGATTTGTACTGATCCGATTGTTTAAATTGAGGCTGCAACCTAGCCCAATTTTTAGCTTCACGAGAATTCATAAATCTTTGCTCGTTACCTTCACCGATAATAAGACTGTCTAAATTAGGACCAAATTCTTTTGCTAAATCTATTTCACTAGAAGACAATCCCCAAGTAGAAGCAATAGAAGAACGCACAGGTTCAAGATGACTTGACAAAGAAGAAAACCCAGCAGGATTATCAGGATTAAAAGTAGTTCCTTTAATCCTTTCGTATATAGGTTTAGTAGTTAAGAAATCGTATTGATCTCCAAGACGATCAGTAACCATATCGTAAACAGATTGAATAGTCATTTCTTCTCGTTTAACACGACTAACCATATCCCAAATATCTTCTTCAGGAATGTTAACGAAATTAGCTTTAGCAATACCGTTTATTTGATTAAACAAATCTTGTAAAGAACCAGAACCTACCTGTAACGAACCTTCTTGAGAATCAAAAGAACGTTTATTAATAAATTCATTTTCTAATATTCTACTAGCTATGTTTTCGTTAATTGAAATTGTGTCATCACCATAAGGAGTTGAACTAGATTCATATATAAGATTTTCAATAAAAGCATTATCAACTTCTACTATTAAATCACCGCGATTATTAACAAAACCTAATTGTCTTAAAGCATTCTCAGCAAAAAGCCGAGTGGATTCTATAAGAGTATCCCATTCTCCCGGCGCTCCTTCTGTACCAAACCGCATTTTTTGAATAGATTGCCAAGCATTGTTTTTATCTTTAAACCACGTTTGGGCATACAATTCTTTTTCAAATAGTTCTAACGCAAGATTTGGATCTAAACCACCACGATCAATTTTTTCAGCCCATCTATCAATAAAAGCTTTAGCGGCTCTAGCATCAGGATCAGTAGGATTACCCGTATACCAATTACCTAACCAACTAAAACCAAAAACATTTTCTGTTCCAGCGTTAATAGCAGTATCATAATCTGTTTGCATATCCATAGCTAACGCGCCCAGCGCATTCATGTTAGGAAGAACCATTACTCAACCTCTTCTGGTGGGTACTGTTCGAGAGTGCTGTAACTATCAGGATTAAAATCTTCAGGCATGCCTTTCATTAAAAATCCTTTCATGTTATCCCACAACCAAGAACCAGTATCAGCAAATTCTTCTCTTGGGTTTATTCCAAAAGGTTCAATAAGAAAAGAAATAACAGGATCTCTTTTAAAACCACGTTGCGCTAAATCATTATCGTTTAAAGCATCAGCTTGTTGCGGTGGAATCATTTTAATTGTTCCTGATTGTATGCCTTCTAGTTTACGATCAGACAAACTCTTAGCTAAAACAGGATCTTTGTCACGTAAAATACGACGCACTTCAGAATATTCTCCTCTTTGAACTTGACCGGGAGTACGCGCTTTATTAGGCAAAGGAGTATCAAGAGCGTTAACATCATCTATGTAAGTTTTGTAATCACCATTATTGTATTTAGTCCAATGAGTAAAATCAAAAGAATTGTTTTCAATAAAGTTTTTGTTTGTAACAGGACCATAGCTTGAGCCTTTATGCCATCCAAGCATGTAAGCAGCTTCAACATTTTTATCTGGATCAAGTA